TGGTGGTCATCGTCAAAGGCAAAGAACGCTATTGGCCGTGCCAGAACACAGCGACGGAGGAAATGAGCTTTGTGATGTCGCCTGCTGACTACGCCGCTGCTGATGACGCTGGCGCGATCACGGCGGTTGTCCACAGCCATCCGAACATCAGCCCAAAGGCGAGCATGGCGGATAAAGCTGCAATGGAAGCGTCAGGGCTGCCTTGGCACATTGTTGGTTGGCCGACAGGATCTTGGGCAAGCTATGAACCAGAAGGCTGGCAGCCGCCATTGATCGGGCGGGAATGGTGTTACGGCACGCTTGACTGCTACGCCCTAGCGCGTGATTGGTACAAGCAGGAATGGGGCTTGGAACTAGCGGACTATGAACGGCACGGCGAATGGTGGCACAAAGGCATGAACACCTTTGTCGAAAACTTTGCTAATGAGGATTTTGTGTCGATGGGACAGGATGCAGAACCCCAATACGGTGACGCCTTGTTGATGCAAATTGTTTCGCCAGTGTCCAACCACGTTGCGATCTATATCGGTGACGACCTGATTCTGCAGCACCTGGAACGGCGGCTTTCTAGCCGTGACCTGTGGTCTGGCTATTATCGGAAGAACACCACCCACATCCTGCGGCATAGGAGTCGGCTATGAAGCGAGTGGTGTTAAGGGGTGAGCTAGGCAAGCAGTTTGGGCGCATCCACGAGTTTGATTTGAATACGCCCGCCGAAGCGATCCGGGCATTGTGTGCCAACTTTGAAGGGTTTCAGCAGGCGTTAATTAGCAGCGCTGAGCGCGGCATCGGCTACATGGTTCAGGTCGGCAAAGATGTAATACGACCAAAAGAAGAAATGCACAATCCAACAGGTCAGAGCGAAGAGATCAGCATCACGCCCGTACTGGCTGGTGCTGGTGGTGGAGTTGGACAAATTTTGACAGGCGTTGCATTGGTAGCTGCTGCGATTGTTCTCGGACCATTAGGCGGTGGTTTTCTGGGTCTTAGCGCTGGCGTGGGCGGCGGTGGAGTTGTTGGCGTTGGCTTCTTAACTGCCGGCGCATCAAGCGCAATCGGTTTCGTTGGTGCCAGCTTGATTCTTGCTGGTACGGCGCAACTGTTGTCCCCACAACCCGCTGATCTTCCTGGAATCACTGGCACAGGTGCTGGTGGTGGGCGGCAAGCGTCATTTGACCCCGCAAGAAACGAGCCAGCAGACAACCAAACCAGCTACATCTACAACGGTGCCGTCAACGTTACAGCTCAGGGCAATCCAGTCCCGATCTGTTACGGACGGATGCGCGTCGGTAGCGTAGTTGTGACGGCAGGCATTAGCACCGCAGACATCTGATGGCAAAAAACATTGCTGGTTCTGGTGGTGGTCGCAAGCAAGCGCCTGCACCTTCACCGCAGTACACCGTCCAGCAAACGGTGGTGGTTCAAAGCCCCACGCCAACTGCCAGCGATGATGCTAACTCGCTATTCAGTAAATCCAGCATTCGCCTAATTGACGTTATTAGTGAAGGCGAAATTGAAGGTTTTGCGGATTCTGCAAACCCTAAACGCTCGATATTTTTTGATGATACGCCGCTAGAAGATGAAAGCGGAAATGATAACTTTGTTTACGACGACTTTGCCTATCGCCTTGGTACGCAAGATCAAAGTTATATCTCAGGTTTTGCTTCCAGTGAAAACCCCGTAAGTGTCAATGCGGCAATCGGTGATGACGATGGCGATTCGATTGTCCGCACAATCACCGATCCAGATCTAGACGCAGTTATTGTTCGCCTTCAATTCCCGCAGCTTTATGTCGTTTCAAACGGTCTAAAAGCTACTTCGATTGAGTACACCATTGAAGTACAGCCTGACGGTGGTTCTTACTCCACAAAAGTTGACACTGCTGTTTCCGGCAAATGCACTAGCGCCTACGAGCGTAGTCATCGCATTGAATTAACTGGCTCTGCCCCGTGGAACATTCGCGTCACCCGCGTGAATGGTCATCACGATGGTGCAACGCGAATCCGCTTGTTCAACTTTGCTGGTTACACCGAAGTTATTGACGCCAAACTTAAGCACCCATTGTCTGCATTGGTCGGGCTGCGCTTTGAAGCATCCCAGTTCCAGTCGATCCCGACCCGCGCCTACGACATCAAAGGGATCAAAGTTCAGATCCCAACGAATGCCACCGTCAACGCCAATGGCAGCCTGACCTATTCCGGTGTCTGGAACGGCGAGTTTCAGGTTGCTTGGTGTGCGGATCCTGCTTGGGTGATGCGTGACTTGCTGCTGTCCAGCCGTTATGGGTTGGGGCGGTTTGTTTCTAGCTCGCAAGTTGATAAGTGGACGCTGTACGAAATCAGCAAGTATTGCAATGAGTCGGTGCCGGACGGCGAAGGCGGTAATGAACCGCGCTTCCTTTGCAACGTCTATCTGCAGTCTCGGGAAGAGGCGTACAACGTCGTCCAGGATTTTGCCTCATGCTTCCGTGGCATGGCGTATTGGTCTGCTGGACAGATCGCTTTTACGCAGGACAGCCCCAAAGATGCAGCGGCACTATTCAACAATGCCAACGTCATCGAAGGCGTTTTTAACTACGAAGGCAGCAGCCTGAAAGCTCGCCACACCGTTGCCCTTGTCACCTGGAACGACCCAGATAACGCTTACCAGCAGCGGGTTGAGTACGTTTCCGACGAAGCCGCAATCGCTAAGTACGGCATCATTGAAGTCCGCATGGCAGCGTTCGGCTGCACCAGTCGCGGTCAAGCAAACCGCCTGGGTCGCTGGCTTCTGTACTCCGAGCAGGAAGAAACAACCACTTGCACCTTTACTGTCGGTCTTGATGGCGCGATTGTCCGCCCTGGGCAGATCATTAAGGTCGCGGATCAAATGCGAGCTGGTGCTCGTCGGGGTGGCCGCATTGCCAGCGCAACAACCACCGAGCTAACGCTGGATCAAAGCATCGCCGTTGATGAAGGCGACACGGTAAGCGTGATCATGCCTGACGGTCGCGTAGAGCAACGCGAAATTGATGACGGCGATTTTGACGCTAAGACCATCACGGTCAGCACAGCTTTTAGTGAAGCGCCTCAAGCCCAGACCATTTACATGGTTGAAACCAGCACGGTTGAGGCTCAAACCTTCCGCGTAATCAGCGTCACAGAAGACGGCGAAAACTACAAGATCACCGCACTAGAGCACAACGACAGCAAGTACGGATTTATTGAAGACGGGCTGACACTGCAACCGCGTGACATCACCACGCTGAATCAAAAGCCTGAATCACCCGCCGGCATCAGCATCAGCGAAAAGTTGGTTGAGTCAGGCAACCGCGTCACAACAGAGGTTGAGATTTCCTGGCGCAACGTTGACGGCGCTACGGGTTATCAAGTTTCTTACAAGACTGCCAACAACCTGAGCTTTTTCACTGTCGGGGACACGCCCTACAACAACCTGACTTTCCTGACGGATGAAACCGGCAGATTCACTTTCCGAGTCACTGCAATTTCTGCACTTGGCAAGCGTTCAGATCCCGGCGAATTAGTCAAAAACATTGCTGGCAATACTGCTGCGCCCCAGGCAGTAGCTGGTTTCAGCATGATTCCAGTAAACGGGCAGGCAAAACTCACCTGGACTCGTTCAACGGAGCTTGATGTTCGTGTTGGTGGTTATGTTCGTCTGCGCCACTCGCCAGACCTGACGGGTGTTTCATGGTCTAGCTCTACCAGTATTTCCCAGGATCTTGCAGGTAGTGCCACCGAAGCTTACGCAGACTTGAAGTCTGGAACGTATCTTGCAAAATTCGTTGATTCAGGTGGGCGTGAAAGTTTAACCGCGACCCTGATTGAATTTACAAAGCCAGACCTTGAAGATCTGGTCAATGTTGACAGCCAGCAAGACGACCCGGATTTCTTAGGCACCAAGACCAACTTGGTTGTAGATAGCGATCTTGGCGAACTTGGGTTGTCACCAGACGGCGGGCAAACTGCATCTGCCGGTGATTTTCTTGCCGAAGATGGTGGTTTTATCCTTTGTGAGGATGGCACCAGCACCAGAAATCCACTTGGCATTATCACCGCCGAAGACGACTCTGAGCTTTTGTTTGAAAGCG